CATACTTCCGTCTACGTGCAATTTTGCAGAAGGAGTTGTTGTTCCAAGACCTAATCTGCTATTGCTATCATCCCAAAAGAAATTAGCATTATTTTCAGCAAGAGTTGTCCCATTTGAAAATATTACAGAACCATTTGTTAATGACGGCAATGTAAATTTACTATTAAAAGTAGTCCAATCTGCAGAACTTAAGGCTCCTCTATTTGTTGCGGAAGCTGTAGGTACATTTAAAGTTATTACAGGTGTTGTTGTTGGGTTAGCAACCGTAGATGATAAGTCAGTTCCTGATGTGCCTAATGTTAAAGCAGCTACTGATGTTACCGTACCACCCGGAATAGTTGGAAAAGTAGCTAATGAGCCATCTCCCCTAACATATTCTGCTGTTGTTCCATTTATATATGATATAGTTCCGGCAGTAGATTTAACGATACCTGTGCCACTTAAAGTAGCTTGAATACCTGCTGCACTTAAATTCCTATTTACCCAAAGAGATGTTGATGAATTATATTGTATTAAATCATTATTTGCAAGTGTTGCAGGATTTATATAAACATTATGTAATTCTTGTAATTCATATCCATTCTGTACTTTAACATACATTCTCCCTGCATTACCATTGCTCGCGGTAGTTACATATCCAAGATATACTAAATGATTTGGAGCTACGGGCTTAACATTTGTTATACTTCCCGGAGTTGCTCCTAAATATATATAATCTCCATCAGCCCAAGTTGATGTTGGAAATAAATTAAGATTATCTAATTGTCCTTGAACAATTATAATACCTTTTTGATTTGCAGCAATAGATGCAGTTGAAACTACCCCTATTGTTTGTGCTGAAGTTGAATCAGTAGTATTATATGCAAGTTTTACCTTTATTCTATCGCCAACACCTCCTGAAACATATACAGGTTGACCTCTTGTAATAGTTACAGCTTCATCATTTGTTACATACGCTAATAGAGTATTTGGAGCAACACCAATACATTGAAATATATTTGATCTTATCAGATAAGCATCTCCATCTGAATAGGTAGTAGCTCCTGTAATTGTTACTGTATAGGTATCTGTACCACTCGCTGTTCCGTGTAAAATACTACCTGCTAAAGATGAAGCCGATAATGTTCCACCTGATAAAGAAAGTCCTGAACCAACCGTAATTTCTTCCATTACTCCCGTTCCCGCTGTACTTCTACCTATAAGCTTATTTGTAGCCATTGATGTAGAAATAGTAGGAGTAGCACCACCTGTTGAAGTTAATGGTCCTGTTGCGCTAACTGACGTTACCGTTCCAACATTCCAAGTTCTATCTGCACTCAAATCATAAGTAGTTCCATTAATAGTTAAATTTCTACTTGTTGGAACACCTCCAAGTCCCGCTAAGGTATATGTAGGTACATTTAATACTCCTCCTATTAAAGTAGAAGAACCCGATGAACCCGTTGTTGTAAGCGAAGTAAAAGCAGCAGCAGGCGGTGTAGGTATATTTAATACATTTGATATGAATGTTGCCGCACCTGAGCCCGTTGTTGTAAGCGTTATTGAATTTTGTTTATTATTAAACGTATTCCAATCTGTCAAACTTAAATAACCATCTTGACTTGTTCCTGATTGTAATATAGATAATGTTCTGTTTGCCGATAAATCTCCTCCTCCCTGTAATGGAGATGTTGTAGATATTGTTCTCGTTGTTTGAACATAACCCGTCAATGACGGTATATCACTAAGCAACGCTAATGTACCTGATTGATTAGGGAAATTAAAGTTTCTCGATGTTGTTAATAATGTTGTGTATAAATTGGCAGATATAATGTTATCTTTAAAGAAAGAGAATGCTCCCGATTCTATAGATAAAATCTTATTAGATGCAGAATTTTCAAATAAAAAAACACTGTCCCCTCCTATGATTTTTATATATGCTCCGTTATATGAGTCCCATATTCCTAATTCCCCAATATTAGCATTTAATAAAGAAGTATTACCTTCATTTAAAACTTCATCTAACGTTGGTATAGTAGGAGAACCTCCTGTATATACAGGTATATTTAAAACACTTCCAATTAAAGTAGAAGGACCCGAAGTTCCTGTTGTAGTTAAAGTAATTGCACTTGGTATATTGCTTGTTAAAGCAATAGTTCCTGATGCATTTGGTAGTTGATAAACTCTTGAAGCTGTAAGTAAATTATTCGTTATAGAAGCTAATCCTCCATTTCCAAATGATATAACATCATTCTGAGCTACAAATATCTCTCCAACAGAAGGAACATTGAATGTTACTCCTTGGTCTGTAGTACCTATGGATATGTAGTTTGAATTTGCACTATCCCACAATCCTAATTCTCCAATATTAGCATTCTGCAAAGATGTATTTCCAACCAATAATACATCATTTAATCCCGGAGTTGTAGATGCCGGGAGATTAGACCATACAATACCTGATGTGGACTTTGTTAATACTTGACCTGTTGTTCCAATACTTGTAGTATAGTCTTGAATATTTCCCGGAATAATTCTTGTTGAAGTAATATTACCCGTAAGGTTTATATTTTGAGTTGCAGTATTACCTGCATTAAGAACAGCTTGAAGATTATCTACAGGTAAATTTACCCAATTAATACCCGATGTAGCTTTACTTAAAAATTGAAAATTAGTACCTTGACTTCCAAGTATATCCTCAATGTTTGTTGGCTTTACAACGGTAGTATTAATAGTACCTGTTAATGTAATGTTTTGAGTAGCAATATTTCCTGCGTTCAATACAGCTTGAAGTGTAGCGGCAGGAAAATTAGCTGAAAACAATTGCAATAACTCTCCTAAAGAAAAGTTCTTAGTAGCAAGCGGAGTTGGAGAAGGATTAGGCCTTGGTGCCTCTGTACCTATCAACCTATCGCTTAACTGCAATGGCTCATCCGCCAAACTATAGGTAGATATTTTTGACATTATATTATTTTTTTATTAAACAACAATTCTAACTTCTCCTGTAGAAGTTTTATATAATGTTCCAACAGCTAATCCACCCGCTATAGCAGCAGAATTATTAGCAAATGTTTGAAATGTACTTCCTAATAAAGCAAGTATATCTGATATTTCAAAATTTTTAGTATTATCAGCATCACTTGTATCTGTACCTATAAGAAAATCACTTAAAGAAGGCGGATTTGGTTGAGGATATGTACTTATTTTAGCCACAATCTATTAATTTAAAGTTAATAAATATAAAATCTTGTCTATTAAAGAAAGCATTTCATCCATGATGTTTTGCAATTCTGATGGATAGTTATTTCTTTCTGAATCAATAGTTGAACGCAATTCTTTTAAATGAGATACAGCATCTGTATTTTTAGACTCGGGAATTACAATCTCAACTCTTTTGTTTCTACCAAAATATGCTTCAGTAAACTTGTCTATTAAATCAAGTATTCCATCATAATAAGCGTTTAATGCTTTGTGTTCTGCAAACGATGTTGTTTGAAGGTGTGCGATGTGCATTGCATCTCTTGATTGGAACAATGTTCCGATAAATTTTCCCGGTGTCATATTAGTCTTGTTTTCTTGTTATCTCTCCTGTTTGAATATTGATAACAGCATCAGCACCATACTTTTCAATTAATTCTTTTTCCTGTGCAGAAAATTCTGTTTTCAATAACTCAATGTGACGCAAAATTTGATTTTTCTGTAACTCAACATCTCCAATTGCCATTTTAGCTTTATTGAACTCTGAGTTTAATTCATTAATCTTAGCAAGCTCTTCTTGAGTTACTGTTTGAATTGCATCCTGTGTAAATTTGTTTTTGTTCTCCATTTTGATTATATTTAATTGTTATGTTACAAATATATGAATTTTAAAATAAAGTTCTATTGATTTTTTTATAGGTATAATATCCTAATGCAATAAGCAATAGAATCCAAAGCCACCACCAATTATTAGTTTTCTTATCAATCTTTTTTTCTAAAATTCTTTCTCTTTTATTTTTTACCACCTTTACTACTTTATCTTCTTTCTTAACCTCTTCTTTTTTAGTGGTATCAACTAAAGCAATTTTAGTTTTTTTGTATTTCAATTTAACATTTTTATATGTTACTCCATTCACAACCATAGGTATTGTATCAATTAATGGACATACCTCTACTTCATCAATGTCAGTATTTACACTTACATTGTTTTGAGTTACAACAACTTCTTCTTTTTTAACAACTGAAGTACTGTCTACTTTTGTAACAGTATCAACTTTTTGAATATCAACCTTTCTTGCAGCACAAGATGTAAGTAGAACAAATAAAAATATGAAACTATATTTTAACATAAGTGTAAGTTTTTCCGTTAATTTTTTCTGTAAAAGTTTTACCATTATCATAATCTTGTTTTAATGTTCTCCAAGTATAACCAAAAGTCATCTCAAAATGAGGTTTATCTTTAAACTCCCAATCTCCACCCCAAGTAAATCCAATTGATTTAAAATATTCAACTACCTCAAGCCAATCTGATTTTCCATCTTTATCAAAATCTAACATCTCATAAGTTGCAGATTCAAATACTCCATCGTTGTTTTTATCAAGAAGCAATACAATGTCAAAAGCTAAATGGTAATTATGAATACTTTGACCTCCTTTTGCTTGAGTAACTTTTCCAAGCCTTTTTCCTTTCGAATCATAAAGCTTTGTTCTACCTTGAGCATATAACTCATTTTGCTCCTCAATCGTTCTTGTGGTATAGGCAAAACGCAAACGAACTCCCTTTCCAAGGAGTTTGTTGTTTATGTGCAAATAAGCATCTAATGTTTTCTGTCTTATTTTTGGATGTAGCGTAGCTATTCTATCAAGAGTTATCTTATCCATTATTTTGTCAAATCATCAACATTATTTTTAACTTCTTTTGCTCTTAAGAATGCTTTCTTAAGCAAATTCCAAATTTTTATATTATAAGCTGCCTCTATATTTTCTTTAATTGAAACTAACTCAATAAAGATTAAAAGTATAGCACATATTTTAGTGAACATAAAGTCTATACTTAACCATTTAAAAATAAACTCGTTTAATATATACTTATCAATAACAAACAATAATAAAACGCAAATTTCGTATAACAACATTTTCGAAACAATATGAGATAACTTTTTACTTCTAATACTACACCAACCATCAAGCTTTATGCTTTTAAAGATTCCTGTGAAAGTATCAAGTATAATAGCCGCAGCTACTGCGGTTAAAATCCCATAAATAGGTACAAATAACAATATCAACGAGGACAATATATAGTTTAAATATTTCATTACTTACCTTGTCCTTTATATAGTTTAACATAATTTTTGCTACTCTTAATCGTACTTGTTTTGGTTTTAGCGTGAACCCCTTTTCTTTTAAGTTTAGGTTTTGCTATAAATGTTGTTGTATTTGTTTGCTTTGCCATTTTACCAAAGAGCTATAATTTTTCCTGCGTTTGTTCCTGCAAGATGAACTTTTATTACTTGAATAGGCAATACTGTTCCTGTAGGAACTGCGCTAAAATTAACAATGTCTTGTCCGGCTGTAGTCACTCTTATATTTCCTCCCTCTCCAATATACAAATAACAAGCTTGAGGTGCATTTGAAGTTTGAGAAGAAGCGTTGTAAATAAAATAAGGGTCTGATGTTGATGTAACAATATCTCCATTTAATAACAACTCAGTAGCACTTATAACTTCTAAAACTGTTGCAGATGAAGAAGCATAAACAATATCGCCTGCCTGAACATTACTTTCGATAAAATTAGCATTTTCATCAATTAACCTATCAGTAACCATATCTGTAGGTAATGCTGATATTATTAAATTTGGATAAGGTATATTCGCATTATCAGAAGGAAAAACCCTTAATGCTCTTGTGTATTGTGCTTGAAATACTGACATAATTTCTATTTTTTATAAAATGTTTTGTTTATTAATAAATCAGGATTGTTTAAATCCTCTTTTCTTTTACCACAACCACAGTCTTTTCCTGTTGCTTTTGATACTGTATCAACTACTTTTTTAATTCCTGTAGCAGTAGTTATTTTCTCAATTGTGTCTCCTAATCCTTTTGATTTCATTTTTTATTAGATTTAATTGTTTTACTTACATTCCCTTTTAGAAATTTCATTTTTCCATTTAGAGAACTTTTTGATTCATATTTTTTAGCTTTCGCTATTATCTTTTTCATTGTGTAAAGATATTAAATTTTTGAAACTTTTTTTCCCATACCAACCCTTGATTTCTCAATTTTTTTAGCAGCCAATTTTGACTTACTAATTTCAGATATGGTTTTAGGTGTCTTTGACGACACTTTTACTTTTGGTCTACAATATTCGTTTTTACCACCTGCACCACACGCTTTTCCTGTACGAGTGTCAGTCCATTTCTCTTTCTCCCATCTTTTTAAAGATGTTCCTTCTGAACTTTTTCTAACACTACCCGATGCTTTTCTACATTTAGCAATCGCCTGAGAGGCTCTTGCCGATGGAAAAACAGCGTACTGTGATTTTACTTTTGTATAACAAGCATCTTTCATTAATATTTACCTCTTCGATTTTTTGGGCTCGAAGCAGTTGAACCTCCCGGTCCGGCCCATAATTTTTTACAAGCCCAATATCTTGGGGTTAACTTATCATTCGCTGTATCGCATTTATGTCTCGCCTTAAAACTTCTACGAGCAGCAGGGGAATAGTTATGACCATAACCCTTAGCTCCAAAGTGGAGGAGTTTCTCCTCCCCATTGGAACAGGCTTTTACCATCATCTTCTTTCCTTCTCTATTAGAGGAAACAGGACGGTTACATTTCATTTTTGACTTATCCACGGTAAGCTCTTGTAGTATTACCCGGAGTGTTTTCTTGAGGAGCAGCTTCTTCTACAGCAACCTCTTGTTTTGGTTTAACAGTCTCTACATTCTGAACAGGAATGTCTACTAAACCATTCTCTACTTTCTTATCTTTCTTTGACATAATCTTATTAATAAGTTTTTTTACTTTTCATGCCACCTTTACTTGCAGCTTTCATAACTTTATTAGTTACAGTTTTACTACCACCTAATTTTTTAGGAGTACCACCACCTGAGCTTGGCATCTGCATACGAGATGAACCCGGTAGATTCGGAGTGTTTTTAGAATTTGCCATTATTTCTTCTTCATTACAGATTTAACAATAGCTTTCATAGCGCCTTTTTTTGCTACTTCTTTAGCAGCACCTTTTACTGCACCTTTTACTGCACCTTTAACTGCAGCTTTCTTTACACCTTTTGGAGCCATCAATCTTGATGACATAGGTAAGTTTGGAGTGTTTTTCATAATTATTTCTTTTTTTGGTTTTTCATTGCCGCTTGGGCGTTCATTGCATAGTGCTTTCTTGCACCTGCTTTTAGTTTAGGATTGCTTGCTTCTTTAATATCGTAAGCAGTCTTTTTAGTTACTTTTTTCATTGTATTTATTATTTAGTTATTACTTTTCCACCTAAAGAAGTATTCAAACCTTGGAAAGAAGTAGCTTTTGAAGAAGATTTAGATTGTTTTCTTTCTGCCTCTCTTTTTTTTCTTTCTTCATAAGAAGCTAATCTTCTTGCGTTAGAATCAGCTTGAACTTGCTTCAACTTCTCAGCTAATGTAGAACCATCCATATCATAAACCTTGGTTTCTGCTAATGGTTTGTCTTCTCTTTTTTTCTCTACTTTTTTATTTTCTTTAGTCGCCATATCTATATTGTATTAACAACTTGAACATGCTCTACCACTCGTGCCGGCTGAATTATTATTACCTCCAAATCGAAGTAATTGCTTAATCTTATCTTTTCTATCCGCTTTTTTTCTAATATCAGCAGATATTTTTTCAGATGCTTTTTTACTTCTTTCTTTCCATTCAGAAATAGTTTCGTCTCCTTGCTTATATCTATTATAATCTCTCTTAGTAACTTCAGCTTTTCTTCTTTCTTGCCAAGTTCTATTGTCTCCTCTACGTGTAAGAGCACTTGCATCTGCATTTGTTTTAATCTCAGGTTTTTTCTCAATAACACCTTTAGTTTTTACTTCAGGTAAAGTTGAATACTCTATTTCGTTATAAGTAGATTTTTTAGCCTCTGATGGTGGTGTAGTTCTTCTTAATGATGACCCACTTTTTGCGGGAGTTTTTGATGAACTACTTTTTACAGGAGTTTTTGATGAACTACTTTTTGCAGGAACTTTTTTAGTTTCACTACGCTCCCAAGACATTTTATATGTCTTAGTTCCATTAGGATTTACAGTAACTGTTCTTTTTACTGTAGGGTCGATAACAGGGTCTGATGTCGAAGCTAATGGTATGTCTTTTCTATTTATTGCCATAATTATGCGATTTTAATTTTACCTCCTTTTAATAAATCTTTTCTATCTTTACTCGTTAATTGTTTTTTACTTCCTGATATTAAGTTATAATAATTTGCAGTATTGTTTCTTCTATTCATCGTATCAGTACTGTCGTTAACAAAAGACCTTCTTAACTCAGCTATGCTTTTTTTAGAACCTTCTTTTGAAGAAGCAACTATTTTATTATTACTATCTGTAATTACCGCATTCGTTCTATTTTTAGAAGCACCAATAAATTTTTTCTCATACGGTTTAGCAGTAGCCACACCATCTTTTACATCTATTCCTGAAACAACATTACCTTTCTTTTCATTAGCATCTTGAACATTTTTAGTTCTCTGCCAAGTATTAGTATAAGTATATTTAGCTTCAGGTGTAGGAGCTAAAGGTATATCACGGTTTGTTTTTTTTGTATTTGGCATAATTATGCGATTTTGATTTTACCTACTTATTATATATAATTTTTAGAATCTTTCATCAATCCTTCTCCTGCTTTTTTCATAGCATCTTTTTTAGTAGATGTGGAATCTTTTCTTTTTTCATTAAGTTTTAGATAACTTCCTTTAAATGATTCTACTTCCTGTTTTAATCTTTCTTGTTGCATACCTACAGGTTCAGGAGTAGTTGATAATGGATAATCTCTTCCTTGCGCTTGTTTATTAATTTTTAATCCTCTCATTTCTTTATTATGTTTTTAATTAATAACTTTGTAGCAAATGTAATAAATTTTTTTTAAATGAAATCAAATAACGATGATTACTTAAAATATTGGAGAGTCATTCGCCAATTCGTAAAAATCAAATATGGTCTAAACCAATCTGACCTTGATATGATATTTTTTTTATATTCAGAACTATACTTCGACAGAGATAAGTTTATTGAGTTTGACAACCTGCTTGGTTGGGACAAACAGCGCTTCGAGAAACTCCGCCAAGCAGGTTGGATTGAAGTATTTAGAAAAAGAATGGGGAATCGTAAAGCGTTATATCAATTATCATCTAAAGCTAAGATAATGGTTCGCTCAGTTTATAATAAACTAAACGGGGAAGAAATCCCCGTTAGTCAATCGCAAAACAAAATGTTTGCAAGAAATGTATCATATACCGATAAGGTTTACAGGAATATGATTAAAGAAATGAATGCTGTTATAAAACAACAACGACATCACGCTCCTGAATAATAGTGTGAGGCTTATCCTCTATTAGCATCGTAAATCCGTGAGACTTGTCGTAATAGATAACATCATCCGATTTAATGCAAGCAACCTCTGTACCTGATGCTATTACGATAGCCTTTCTATAACGCATTCCTTTTATATCCTCGCCTGATAATATCAAGCCTGAGTCTGTTTTTACTTCTTCGTCAATATCTTTGACAATAATATTTTTCCCTATTGGTTTCATTATTTTATTTTATTAAATTTATAAATATCGGAGCATTATCCCCGTGGTATACATCCTCAATGCTGTAGAAGAAATAATCAGCAGCATCTTTATGAGTCCAATTGTTTCTCGAAACTAATATCTCAATCATCTTATCTATCGAGTACACAAGTTTTCCTTTACTACTAATTCCGATTATAGCAGCATCAAAACCGTCTACTTTAACATAACCTTCTTCAGGATAATGTTCTAATATCTTATTGAGTAAATCCATCGTCTTTTTTAGATTCATCTTTCCAATTTAACCAAAATCCAACTGCCACAATTATATTCATTCCCATTGAAGCAATTATCTCTGAGACATCTTCGTAAATATTCAAACTTAGATGAACGTGCCCTATAGTCCAAAATGGAATCGATAGGTTGCACGCTATCCAAATTATCGTAAATCTACAAAACCTCTTCAGTTTGCTCATAACTACGAGCCATTGTGATTATCGCATTCGTACTTAAGATTGTCACAGCTACACTCACTGCATTTTGCAATGCTGACCTTGTAACTTTAAGAGGGTCAATAACACCCATTTTAATTAAGTCTCCCATCTGTGCAGTCTTTAAGTTATATCCTTGACCCGGCTCAATGCCATCAGGATAGATGTCTTGTGCTTTCAACCCTGCATTAGCAAGTATCTGTAAGAATGGAGCCATAAGAGCTGTGCTTAATATTCTCGCAGCAACAATACGCTCCTCAGTTTCCTCTTGACAAGAAGATACTAAAGCACTTTCCTCAAGCAAAGCTTTCCCCGCTCCCGGAAGAATACCTTCCTCTAAAGCTGAACGAACTGCACAAACAGCATCATCAACCCTGTCATACAACTCTTTCTGCTCCAAATCTGTCTGTCCACCAACATAAATCACACCAATTCCACCTGTTAATGAAGCAATACGCTCCAATAAAAAGTCCTTATCCCCTTTCTTAGTAGCATTCTTGTGAGCCTCCCATAATTGGTCTACTCTTTCTTTGATTACTTCCTCATTCGCTCTCAATCCTGACTTAATAATCACAGTCTTATCTTTACTAACTATAACTCTTGCTGCGTGACCTAAGTCTCCGAAGTTAATTATACTTAAATCGTCTCCTGTTTTCTCACTGAAGTAAGTTGCACCTACACTAATAGCAATATCGTGCATCAATTCGTGTTGCTTGTATCCAAAACTCGGAGGAGCAACAGCACATACTTTTAAATTTCCTTTTACTGAGTTGGCCGCCAATGTATTTATTACATTTGCATTACACGGAGATATAATCAAAAGCTTCTTGCCCTCTGTAATAATTGGCTTCAATACGTTCTCAATCTGCAAAATATTCGCAATCTCCATATCTGCTACCAATACCATAACATCCTCAAGAATACACTCGTCTTTCTTTTGGTCATTAATGAACATAGAGCTTAAATACCCTCTGTCAAACTTTAAACCCAAAGTAGTCTCAGCGTAAGTCTCATCCGTTTGGCTTCTTTCAACAGTTACAATACCATTCTTACCAACATCTTTGTAAACCTCCGAGATAATACGGCCCGTTTCTCTATCATTGTTTGCCGATATACTCGCAACATCAATAAGCATAGATGCCGATAATTTCTTACTCTTACGTTTTAAATTATCCACCACCTTATCACTCATCTCCACCAATGCTCTTAGAACCTCTGTTCTATTATGGTTCTCTTTTATTTGGTCTAATCCACCCAATACTAAAGCCTCAGTTAAAACAATTGCAGTAGTCGTTCCATCTCCCGCATTAGTTGCAGTTCTCTCAGCAGCTTCCTTCATCATCTTAACCGCAAGGTTCTCAACAGGGTCAAACAAATCAATACTCTTAGCAACTGTTACACCATCCTTAGTCACAGTAATACCGTGTGTGTGGTTTGGACTCTCAATAAGTACAGTATTACCTCCCGGACCTAATGTACTCTTTACAGACTTAGCCATCTTGGCTACACCATTAGCTAATTTTTTTCTTCCTTTATCCTCAAAATGTAAATCTTTTGGAGAATAACCTTCGTTTTGTGTCATTTGATTGTATTTAAAATTGATATGTGCAAATATAGTATAAAAAATTTTCAATACCTACTTGTTTTTAAAAAATTATTTCATACCTTTGAAGTGTCTTAATACTACAAAGTCAATGGGTTCTGATTTCGGTCAAGTCTGTTGGCTTTTTTTATACCACTACAAAAAGTTTAGACATTCTTTAGACATTCTTTAGACATTCTTTAGACATTCATTAGATACATTTATAACCTCACTGTGTGAGATTATGACGTATGTCAATTTTTCTTTCTGCTATATATATATATATATTTCCTCCTTTATATAGATTTTTTCCCATTAGATTTGGTTTTTATTTTCGACATTTCCGACATAAAAGAAATAATATATTAATAATCAATTAGTTATAAAATTAAAATCGACAGAAAATCGACATAAAAATGTCAGTTTTCGACATAAACATATAAAAAAAAGAGAGAACTAAGTCTCTCCTAATTTTTGTAATGGTAAAATTACTAATCCATATCATACATATCTGACATCATTTCTCCCATTGCAGTACCCTTTGCAACAATAGAAATCTTCTCAGCAGTCTTCATAGACCTTTTAATTTGAGCAGCCTGTGCAATACCCGTTTGACCATCAGGTCTCTCGTTAATCAGCCTACCATTACGAACAGTTAAACCACTAAAGTTGCTCTTTTGGTATATACTGTTTCCTAAATCTAATTTCTTTTTCATTTCACGTGAATTTAAAGTTTAGGCAAATATAATCATTTTAGATATAATTAGTGTTGAGGTACTATAGCGGTTCTGCGCGAGCCGACCCGAAACGGAAACCGATTTTTTTCGAGGGGGTGGGGGTGCCTTTTGAAAAACGCCGTCCCATTTTTTTGGCTTTTTTGCCGTGGTACCTTTGCACCCGTACCCGTTGCATTTTGGTTTACGCTATCCGTCCCCCCGTTACCCGTTGGGTACCCCTCCCGTCCCCTTGCCGTCCCCGTTACCCCCAAACTTTGCCTCGTTGCACCCGTTTAAAATCTTATTCAGGGGCATTCATTCGCGCCTTAACAACCCCCCAACAAAAAGCACCCGTTAATTTTCGCAATAATTTAACCCCCGCGAAGCCCCGTAAACATTGACATTTTAAAAAAACTTTGCAAAAAATGAAAAAAAACTTTGCAAAACGCTTGCAATATTAATTTAATGTACTATATTTGTAAAAGAAATGAACGGGGAAAAGCCCTACAATTATTTAACTAACTGAAAATCAATACATTATGAAAACATTACTAAAAAAGATTGACTTAATTAACTCAATGATTGAGCAAATAAGTGAGGCGGAAAACATTCCTTTCACTTATGCAGGTGGAACATTCCCGCATTATGTAGTAATTAAACCTATTAAAGTAAAAAATCAATTTGTTACTATTGAAAGTGATATAAATAACTATTCATTTATAGATAAGAAAGAAAGATATAATTTAAATAAAGTTTCTTTATTGGGTGACGAATATTGCAAAAAACATTTAAACTATACTTTGAACATCATT